AATGATTGCTCAATCTCAAATTGACAAACTTCTGTATTCAAAGCGATTTTACAAATATCCATTGTTTTAGCTGACAATGTAGAATCGTTTGCAACGAAATCACAATCTGCTTCGGTTAATAGTGTACCGAAATCTAAAGAAGCGATTTTAGTTGATTCTTTGATTCCAAGTAATTGACGAAATTGTGCGCTTGAACGGTTAGATAATAACGCTTTCGTGTAAAATTCTTTTGGGTTAACTTGCAATAACGCATTGTTTGTTACGTCCATTGCAAAATGTACTTTTCTGCTCATGTTATTTTTTGTTTAAAAATTTTGATAATTGTTCAATTTTTGCCATTCTCAATTGTTCTGGCGTTTTCTCTTGTTTCATTTCTACTTCTTCAACTGTTGCCACATCTGCGACTTTAAGCTCTGCAATCATTGAATAAATCTCATCAAATTTTGCATCAACTTCTGCCTTAGTGTACGTTTCGACTGCTGGCGTTTCTTCTGCCATTTCAACCTCTTCGACAACTTCTTCAACTGCCATCTCAACTTCTGCGACCTCCTCAACTTCTTCTGTCATTTCTACTTCTGTTCCCACCGCTTCGATAACATTGTCTGTTATAGTGATTGGTTGGTCATCAATAGTGACATTTCCGCTAAAGGTTTCAATCGGCTGTAAATCTTCGTCAAGCACCGTAACCGCTTGACCTACTTCAATAGAATCTGCTGTTACAATAACTTCACCAGTATCTGTACCGATAGCCTCAGTGAATTGAGCGACAAACTTTCTCTTTTTGCTCATATTTATTGGTTTAATAATTTCTTGTTTTGTGAATTTCAAAGCACTTTCACCGTGAATAGAAAATCCAATCTTACCACTATCCACACAATCAAAGTACGCTTGTTTGTCTGTGAATTGTTGAACTGCAAACCACGTCTTTTCTGGACATTCAATACCGTAAGTAACTAGAGATTTGTCGGTTTTTGGTGTTTCAACTAACCACGTTTCTAAAATATAGCTAGGTACTCGTTTCGCTTCGTCGTGTTCGTCGTTAAAAACATCTTTTCCACTTCTATCCTTTTGGAACTTAACAAACATTTGTTCAACTATTTCAGGAGTTACGTTAACATAATATTCTTCTCCTGTTGTTTCGTCACGTCTGTAAATCTTTGAGGGAATAAGTACGGGACTTGCTATCCTATATTTTAGATCGTCTTTGAAAATCATTTGTTTGATGTCGCTCAATGCTATTCCCTTAATCATTATCGCGGGGTTTGCTGTATTTGCAATTTCTAGCACGCCTAAATACTCGCCATTTTCAGCGTCGCATTCATCAATTGAAAGATTATAGACTGGTAACATGTCGATAATAGGTAAAATTGTATCTTTGTCCTAAAATGTAAATTATGATTAATCTGAAATTAGACAATGAAACGTTTGAACTTCGCAACGAAGCGAGCGAAATTGACCTACACGAATTAAATAAAATTGTAAATATTATGTCGTTCCCCGACTTAGTACTCACTGAAAAGTTTGAGGCTATTTTTAAGGTGCTTGGTTTGCCTGACAATGATATGGATGCTAATGCAATGGTCGATTTAATCAAAAACTTCAATGTGTTTAAAGTTAAAAATATCCAGCTTCAAAGTGAAATTGAAATGAAAGGATACAAGTATGTCGCCTTTGAGGGAAAAGAATTTAAGTTTAAAGCAAAAGAATTGATTTGTTTGGAAAAGGAAATCCAAAAGAACAGAATCAAAATAGCGCAAGGCAAAGAAACTGGCAACTTAGTAAGCTACATTCTAGCGTTAATATTCAAACGTGAGGACTTGACCAATAACGAGCATTATGAAAACTTACATTTAGAACTCAAAGCGAAATTATTTGAGGATCATGTCAAAGCCGACTTCGCTATACCTTACATTAATTTAATTTCAAAAAATATCTTTGACCTTGTCTAATTGGGATAACGTAACAGTTGCACAATACATTGAAATAAAGGAGTTAGATTCACAAGATTTAACTCCTTTAGAATTGTTTTTGGAAAAGATTTCCATTATTACTGACAATGATTATTTTGATTTGTACGAAGATGAATTAAACGATATTCTGACTGAATACGATTGGATTAATACCTTGCCACCCGTCAACACAAAATCAAACTTCAAACATTTAACCTTTGGCAATTTCATTGACCTAGAAAATTACTGTACTGAAAAGCCACCGATTGAGAATATCGATAAGATTTGTGCAACTATTAAAGGTTACGAATCACTAACCTTTGAATGTGAAAAGATATTAAGTGAACCAATTACTAACCATTACGCCACGCTAGAGAATTACATCAAATATCGTTTACAAATTTTAGATACATACAAAGGATTATTTGAGGATAATGAAGAAGAAGACGATGAAGAAGAAAAGGAAGTTAAAGAGAAAAAAAGCACTACTGAAAATTGGCTAAATATTATCTATCAATTATCAAAAGGCGATATCACTAAGGCAAATGAAGTTACAAACTTACCGCATATTATGGTACTCAATTGGCTATCACTTGAGACAAAAAATCAACCTTCTAAAAAGAAATTGTAATTACCGCCACCCTCGGGTTGATTAACGATTATAATATTTGCTAGTTCCAAAGTAACATTATCAAATCTTAATAACGGATATTCATTTTGTAGGTAGGCTCTGAAATACTGCCTATAACGTTGCGTTGTATTGTCAAATGACCTTGACTTTCTAAACCATGATAATAGTTGCATAGGGATAATGTGATAGCATAAATACGGCTCTGCGTAAATCTTTACAGTAAATGTGTAATCACTGGACATAAACGTACCAAAGTTGTAATCTATTTCCGCCGTAACATCAATGGATTTATAAAGCGCGCGCGTATCAATCAAAGGAGCGTTTAAGATTATCTCTTTGAATTTACGTGTATATCTACGGTCAATATCTCGGGGTGTTCTAAATGCCATACTTCGGTTTTATTACTTCAAACTCTCTATCTATTTGGTAGTCTATCCACACATCGTAAAGTTTGTTAAACGCTTTTTGAACGTTATCTTTCGCAAGTGTCTTTTGCGTAATGTTTCTAGGCTTGATATAAATCGTTCCCAAGTCCACAAATTTAAAATAAAAAGTTGTCTTTAAGCCTTTAATTGTGAAAACCTCTGTATTAAAATCAAAGTCAATCTTTACCTTAGTGGTGTTTTTCATTCGACCAGTACGCACAGCTTTAACCTGAACAATAGTTTTCTTTATTTCAGCATTTACAGTACGTGTACACGCCCCAAGTTGGCTATTAAACTTTGCCTTGCTTGTCATAGTGATGCGCTTGATTTCATAGCGTTAACACGGTTTTGTGTGTTTGTCATATCTGTTTCACTTACAACTGCTGTTACCGTAATATTTTGACCGTTCCCACCATTTGCACCGCCAGCGTTTTGATTGTTTGCCGTGCCACCGCTACCATACAAATTAAACGATGGTGTTGCGCTAGGCTGTTGTTGGCTTGAACTTGGTGCACTCATAGATCCACCACCACCTGATCCACCACCGCCAAATTTACTTGACGCAATCTTTGCAATATTCGCCGCTCCAATTGTCGCCGCTATTCCCGCCTCTACAAACTGCGCACCCGTTGCAAGTTTTATTGGGTTACCTCCAGCCGTTAACGCACCCGTTACAGCTAAACCAGTATTGATAAATGCTTGACCTAATGCGAAGCCTTTATTTATTTGAAACTGTTTTTTAGCATCTTTTTCGTTATTAGTATTGAATGACATTAACAAATCAGATATTGCACCAAATGCATCGCTTGTCATTTGCCATTTAGAACGCTGTAATTCTCTTTCTCTTGTCGCTTCGTCTTTCTGAATTTTGGCTATCTCAATATCAGCTTTTAATTTCGCTTCTACTTTTGCGTTTTCGTTTGCTCCGATTGCATCTAGTTCAATCGCTAAATTATCTTTGATTTGTTGGATTCGTGCGTCTGCTATCGCTTTTTCATTTGCATCAAATTCAGCTTGTAAAATACTGATACGGTCTAAAACTTGCGTTCTATTGATTAATGCTTTTTCAGTTTCGTCAATATCACTCGCTAGTTTATTGGCATCTATTCTTTTTATTTCTGCAATTTTCGCTTCATAAAGTTTGACTTCTTTTGCATTGACGTTTACCAATGAATTATAAAAATCCTCTAAGTTCTTTTTCTTTTCACTTTCAGAAATTTTATCAATCTCTTTTTTCTTGACTTCCGATTCTTGTTTTATCGTTACAAGTGTACCCTCTAATTTTGTCGCTTGGGTTGCAAATTTATTGGCTTCGGCATCTAATGCCTGTATTCTTTTATCGGCTTCTTGTTGCGCTTCCTTACGCTCGTTTTTTATGCTTTGACGTAATTCTGCTGCAGCGGCTTTATCACCTTTGAGTATCATTGTCTTTGCAAGTTCTGCCATTTGCAAAGCTGAAATTTCTGTTTCCTGACTTGCTACAAAAGCATCTGCACTTGCTTTCGCTGACAACGCTCTAAACGCATCCGCTTTTGCTCTTAATGCCGAAACCTTAATATAAGTGTCAGCGTTCTTTGTGAATATCGCTTCCGCTTGGTTGTAATTTTTAGCTATACCTAACGTGTCCCCAAACTTTTGGTTGTATAATTCTAATGCTTTCTTTTTACTTCCTACTCCTTTGCTTGCGTTCTCAAATGCCAATCCTACCTCGTCAACGTTTTGCTTTGCTTTGGAAAATGCGTCTGCCGTTGCTTTGGTTGTTTCGTTTAAATCTTCTTGTGTTATTGTCGCTTCTTCCGTTTGACTAGCGAAATAAGCAATAGCACCCACCACCGCAGTAAGTCCCGCGATAATGGCGATAATAGGTAAAGCGTTCATTGTCTTACCTAACACATTCGTCGCAACTGTTGCTCCCTCGGTAGCCACAATTTGCCCCTCTGTTACTACGATGTCAACCTCTTTCGCTGTGGTAAGTAATCCCAACTTTGAAGCGGCTGCAATAAATGAAGCTTTGATTTCTGTCATTGTATCACCTAACGCACCCAATGAATTTAACGCATCACTTAAACCCGCAAGCGCTTGGAGTTTTACCAATGTTTCTGTAACCGCTTTTGATTCATCACCAAATAACGCTTGAGCAGAAATAAGACCTTGAAAACCCGCTATACCTACGCTTGTCGCTTTTCCTAAACCTTTGGCTAAGTTTTCAGTTGCACTACCCGCAGTCGCTTCGATAGTTGCGTTAACGTCTTGCATTGTATCTTTTAACTCACCCGCTTTTTGTTGTAAGCGTTCAATCAATGCTGGATCGGTTGCTTGTTGTAAAGCAATAGTTGTTTCACGTAATTCTTGACGGAGTGATTTTATCCCCGTGGTGTTTGTTCTTATTTCAACGTCTATTACTTTGTCTGCCATGATTCGATTATTATAGTGGTGTTATCTAGTAGTGCATCTTCTAAGTGATTATTAGGTCTAACCGTAATTATTTCAACGGTAAAGTTATCAATTCTACCTATTGATAAATGCGCAGTTGTTTGTTTTGACCATTGCCCAACCGTGATTATTTGCCCTAAAAAAACAGCGTTAGGTGAAGTCAAATGATATACACCCGCACTTATTCTTGCAATTGTTAAACCAAATTGGTCAACTGCGATATTCATTGTAGGATTTGCAGTACCTACTTGAGTAACCAACGCCTTGAATAGAAATTTAGGTGAAAGTATTTCTTTGTTTCCTACAAAAAGATTATCTGTATAAAGTCCATTTTTTTCTACGACCTTATTATCTCCGATTACAATTGCATTTTTAACCGTTCCTAAGATTTGGTTTCCGTTTCCTAATACAATAACGCCACCGCTTGAACTATCGCTAGTCAAAGAATCGTAACGTTTTTTGATAATATCCTTTATTGGCACTTTTATGCCAGCATCGTTTTTACTCGGTTTAGTTGGTTTAGGTATTCTAAACTTTGGTAGGGTTACTTCCTGGTCCACACTTAACAACTCAAACTTTGTCGGTGCGTTACTGTTAGCATCGTAGTCAATGACTTTGTTTATTACCCAATAAGAACGATCTAAATATATTTTATCGTTTAATCTAAGGTTTGCTATGTCGAATGAATTAACATTTAACATAACAGTGTAAAGTTTACCGCTATTGATTTGCGCAACCGTTCGACGCCAATAGGTGTTCCCTAAATTATTGTATGGAATAGTACCGTAGTTATTATCAAAGTAGTAATCACAAGCCCCGAAATTCAAATCTTTGTTTGCGTTCACAGGTGCATCGAAGTGGCCAACAAACGGATATTCATTTACACTAATCCATTGAGTTGGTGTATCATTGATTTGATAGTAACCACAAGTATATTTACCACCGTCAAAAACTATTCTAGGTAGTGTTTTAGGTTCGCTACCATTCACTCCAAATACAGTTGCACCAAATGGAGTAGACAAGAAAGGAGAAGCCCCGAAAATTACATCTTTCTTTACCTCGTTTTTGATATACTCGTTGTCGAACGTATATTGCACTTGACCGTAAACCTCGTTAACATTTTTAAGGTAACCAACGTTTAACGCATCGGTGTCGGTTGCATAAGTTAGTGTTAATTTCTTTGCAGTTAATTCGGGTAAGAATGTCAAAGTATGCGGTAACTCCTTACAAAGTTTGTTTGTGAAATCCTTTACGTTTCCACTATCGTAGTATTTATCCCTAGTCATTAAGATAATGTCTTTCGGATTGTCGATATTAGGAATTACAAACAGATTAAACAACGTGAAAATAGATTTTAGAAAGTCGCTTTGTTTTATATTGGCGGGAATAAAATCATTCATCACAACAGGGAAACCAAACGCTAAACTTTCACCACTTGGAACAACACGAATTTTAATTGAGTTTACATTTACAATAAATTCAACGTTGGCGGGTGCATTATCGCTCACTCTAAAAAAAGACGGTACGCTACTTAATTGGGTAAACATTTGCAACTCCAATACATCTGTAAAGGCTATGTCAGTCGCTGTTAAATTTAGATTATTAATACCGCTTGAAATGATTGTGTCACCACTTGGTAAGTTTGTGTAACCCGAAAAAGCAGAATCTATAACAGTGTAACCACTCGGTGCAATGTAGCAAATAGGATTAACACTTTCTGCAAAAACCGCCACGTTACCCAAAGGAAATACGCCCCCGTTTGTACATTCAATTATAGGATTACTAGATATTTGTCCATTTAAATAAACAGATGAAGAACCCTCATTATTTCTAAATATCAATTCGTAATCAATTTCAATTTGATATTCAAGTGCGCTTGGGGCGTATAAATTAAATGGACTTGTGTACTGGCTTAAAGTAGGATTGTATATTGATTGGTCGTCCTTTATCTCTGCGTTAATATTTAGCTTTGTGTATGTTGCAAAACTACCAACTGAAAAACCGTCAACTTCTTGTGGTGTCGTTTCTTCCGCAATAACTTCCGCTTGTACTTGTACAGCTTCACTTACTTTTGATTTACCACCATTATAAGGAATCAACATTTTGTCAATGCCAATACTAACCATTTCGTCTAACTGATACGAATATCCAGCGTTTGAAAAGATACGGTTAAGATACTGCCAAACATAAACAGCGGGTTTCATTTCAGTCAAATCGTACTGCGCATCGTCGGTAATTGGTAAAACATATTTGTAACCGTCTTCTTTATCATGGTCAAAACTTGCAATAACATCACTTGCTTGATACGTATGATTTAAGTCGCTAAAATCTAAGTCAGTCAGCAACTTACTACCTATGTCGGTAAACAACTCCGAAACGGTATCTTTCACGGTAACAGTGTACATGATTTGCTCATCGTTACCTATGCCAGTCGAAATCTTTTCTACGTCGATTAACTGAATGATTGCATTATCCAATACTATCTCTCCGTCTTGCTCAATCAAACACGCTTGTTTGGTGTTGATATTAAATTCAAGTGTTACCGCGTTAACATCAAAGATATTATCAAAGACAAGGTTATTATGTTTCGTTCCTACAATCTTTATCGACTTACTGAATGAACCCGTTTTACTTGTCAAATCTCTAACGTCTGACACGCCAAAATTCAAAGGTACTACAACATTCTCAGCAACTTCTAAATAATCGTTGATACCTACATTGAAGTAATCACCTATTAATCTGATTCTAGTTACCGTCATGCGTTAATTGGATTTTGTACAGCGTAACGTACATTAATAGTTTTACGGATTAGATTTCCGTTTTTAGATCGTTCAACGTCGTAACCACTTTCAGTCACTTGACACGCAAAATAATCGTTTCCAACTTTTAAAAACACATACCCACTTGTCATTAATTGCTCAAAGTAAACGCTTTCAGCATCGGTTAAATAATTTGTGTTCAATGTTAATTCTTTGGTGTTGTCAACGTGGTAGGTAGTCGTGCCACTTTCCCAGGTGTTGAACGTTACAAGTCCGGCGTAAACGTTTCCAAACTGTTGGTTATACGTCAATCGGTTAACTTGACCTTTTTCATACGCACGAAGTTGCATAGCGAAATTGGCAAACGTTCCTAACCTATCCATGAAAACTATTTCGTAATCTTCAATGTTGCAACGTCTATCAATTTGGTATGTGATAACTTCGGTTAACGGTGTTCCACTTGTATTGGTCAAATAAACGTTTACGATTTTAGCGTTATCCTTTACGATTGGCAAAGTCCCTGAATCGACTATCAAAGTTCCCATATTACCCAAACCGCTAGCAACTTGGATAATTCCTTGTGCTGTTGTGGTTGTAAGTATACGGTATGCTATATCGCCTAAGTCATTTTCAAAAATGATTACTTTCGTTGCGCTACTGTAACCATTCCAAAACGCCAACCAATTATCCTGATTAGGATTTTGTTTAATGATTCGTGGCATATCGGTAAGGAATTTACCCACAATCGGAGTGCCTAAAACAAACTGTGAACCCGTAAAAGTATTCATTGCTTTTAAGTCAATCGCTAAGTTAGCAGTTGTCTTATTCGTTTGGCTTGTAAGATTTAAGAAACGTGACTTTCTATTATCAGCGTAGTACATTTTCCCTGGTGTTGCACCGCCCGAACCAATCCACGGCAATTGAGTTACCACCGTATAATTGTCAGGTTCTATCGTCACCGTAAACAAACCGTTTAAAGCATCTCTAAAATCATTGTAAGTAGCGTTTAGTTCTACTCTTACTTGGTCACCAACGATAAACGGGTGTGCTGTAACGTTTGGTGTTTGATTGAAACCCGTTAACCCACTATCAAAAATATAGTCGTCAAAATCCCACGCCACGATATACTCCTCACCGAATTTAATATCAAACTTTAAATAATGTTCGGGTGCGTTTTGGTAATCTGAATTTTCAAATGGATTGTGCGCGCTAAGGAAATTTTGTACATCTCTAGAAATATCTATTTCCGCCCAACCGTCAACTGGTCTAGGTGCGTATTTCTTTTCAAATAACTTATCACTTGTCCCAGCTTTAAACACTTCGACAATGTATCTAAATGCTTTCTCGTTTACGTTTGTACTGCTCAAATACCAACGCAAAGGATTATACCCCGCGCTTAGTGTGCTTTGATTTGTACTTTCAATCGTTATTGCCATACTTAAAATAGGATTTATTTGCTACATGTCCATTGAGAATGACTCGCCAATGTCGGTAGTTGAATAACTATCTACCCACAAATTAGCGTATCTAATCGCATCCATCGCATCGTCAAACTGTTTGAGTGGTTCTTCCGTTTGCACTCCGTTAATCTTTCTATATCGGTATTTCTTATTTTCACGAATGATATTTGAACTATCAGAATGTACAAAGACTTTCTTTTGCTTGAGTTTATCAAGTCCGCTTTTAACGTTTTTGTTGGCGTTCAAAACATAGTAACCAGCGTTTCTAATGTCTTGTATCATTTCGGGCCTAGCGTAGTCTGCAATTATCTCAATGCTGTTTTCAATACCTTTGGACTGCATTAAGCTAACGAGTTGCCCACTTGTCAAACCCTCACGGTAAATAACCTCTTCGACAAAGATTTCATCTTCAAAATACCAAACACGGCAAAGTGCAGTTGGATGGACAAAACCAAAATCTAAACCGTAACAGTATTGTTGAAAGCGCTCAGGCTTTTTATCCACTTGTTCCCAAACTTCAAAGATAGATTCTTGCAGTTGTCCGATTTCCCCAAGTCCGTAAACTTGCCACCAGTTCCACCAATACCCCTTGTTACCGCTTTTCTCTTCCTTTTCTGCTTTGGCCTTACGCAGCATTAAATCTTTAAAAATCCTTTGCGGTATAGCCTCGTTATCTTTGTATGTAAGTTTTAGAAAGTCAACTTCTTTTTGTGGTAAGATTTCAGTATGCGCCCAAAATTCCATATCAGCGTTGAAGTCCATCCAAACCTCTTCACTCCTAATCATTAAAGCATCCGCTATTTCGTAGTCAATATGATTCGCCTCGTTTAAAAATAAGATTTGGCGTTTACCACTTGCTTTAGCTTTACCGACTGTATCGAATGATTTGAATTGAATTTTTGACCCGTTGCTCAATGTGTAGATTAAACTTGAAGCGTTCCAGTTTGTATCGTTCCATCTGCCCTCGTCAATCAGGAAGTTAATAAAAATATCTAGCGCACCCTCTTTGACTGCCGTTAATGTTTCGGCAACCACTGTTATTCTTATTCGTGGTGTTTCAAGTCCTTTGTCGTAAAGTATTGGAACTATTCCGAAAGTCTTACCGCTACTCGTAGAGCCTTGAATAATCTTAATAGGCTGTTTTAAGGCTAACATTTTCCTAAGTGCTGTGGTAACCTCAAAAGCCATGTTAATCGATTTTAAATACTCTAGGTTCTCGTTTGTCGTTTACTTCGCTATCAATGTAACTTATAGATAATTTTCTTAATTCGTCTTCATTTGCTATCAATTTCATCAAAGCCATTTGAAGTGCTGGAGCATTTGATTTATACCATTTAGAACGCATTGAAACTTTTAATTCAGTTCGGTTTAAATTAAGTAATTCTTTTAGCTCCTCCGATTTTTCCAATTCCCAAGCGTAAAAAGTACTTGAGGATATAGGTAAGAATGCCACAATATCATCAATGAAAAACAACTTGTGTTTAACTATCATTTCCTTTGCCTGTTCAAATATCTTTTTTTTATCGTATGCCATAATTTTTAGGCTTTGAGCGTGGTGGTGGTTGTAAACCCCATCTTTAAACTGGAATGCTTAACGCTTTTTATTTAAGCTAACCACGCATATATTGATTTGTAAATATACTAATTATTTTCTTTTCGTTCTGCTATTGTTATTTTTTCTCCTTTATACATTCCTGCACCCATTTCATCTATTTTGCTAAATGGTAAAATAGGAACGGTTATTTTGCAAGTTTTGTCAATTAGGTAAATGTATCTTAATTGTTTTCCTTCTATTGCTTTTGCTCCGTTCTTTTTCCAATATCCTGCACTTTGACCAATTGTTTTATAATTTGAATTATTTAAGGTTTTATCTGCCATTATTTTGCCGTTAGGCATTAATAGCATAGTTGTATTTTGTTTTATTCCTGTAAGCTGAAAACCACTTGCCCTATAAATTGTCCCATCTCCACATTGGCAACCATCGGCATAAGATATAATCCATTTTATATGCGGTGCATTTTTTTTAATCAATTTAATACTAATTGCAATACATCTACTTTCTGAATATTTAGGTAAATAATTATCAAATGCCATTCTATTTAATTCCAACATCTCATTCCATAAGCAAGGTTGCACTAACCCAATAATACTACTTTTTTGCATACTGCAACCATAACTCATAACACCGTGTAATTTATCATCCAAAAAGCAACCAAAGTGTAAAGTTGAGTTTGGCACTACTTTCCCACTATAATGATGCTTTTTTACAAACTCATTAGCAATTTTACTTGGTATTACCTTAACAATTATTTCTTTTGCTCTGCCCATTGCATAATGATTAAATAAAGTGCGTTGCCATTTGAGTTTTCATTGCCCATTGTTTCGGCATACTTATACTCCTCTGTTTCTTTAATATCTGCTATTGCATTTTTTATTTGCTCCGCTTGTTCATCTGCTAAAGTAAAAGTCATTTGCTGAAAAGGTGCTTTATCTCCGTCTGGCAAACTAAAATCCGTACCTAATTCATCGCTATCTAAATCAAATCCGCCTACATCTAATCCCCATTCTTCTAACTGCTCAACATCCCATTCATTCGCTAACTTA